GGTCTTCTCATTTACTCACTCATGGGGTTGGACAGAGGGTGGTTCGGATAACTGTATAAGAAAAGAAGGTGGACAAGAAACGTTTGAATGGCTGTGTGTCGATGGGCAAATCATATATTTAGCAAAATCAGAAAACATAATACAATGTTTTAGTTGTTTTCTAAAAAAATTCAGCGACTGGACATGGGAACAAGAAATAAGAAAAGGCATAAGAGAAGACCCAAAATATATAACCTGTAGGAGATATAAGAGAAAAAAGGCTAAGAATGGTCAACAAGTTTGTTTATACAAAGGTGCAAATGATACATATACATTAGTGGTTGAAGGACAATGCCCTATAGAATTTCAATGCAAATATGACCCAAATGGAAAAGAACCAAACATAGACCAAGTTGTTGACTCACTAAATGAGAGTTTTAAAAAATGACACAGAAGAAACTAGAAAAAGATTCAAAATATAACGAAATGGACGCAAACAAAGATGGTGTTATTTCTGATCTTGAAATCGATAGTTGGCAACAAACAGAAGAAGTCAAAAGAATAAACAGAAAGCAAATGCATCAACGAAACATGGCTTGGGTTTCTCTTGGGTCTATGTTGGTCTTTACAGTTATAATGTTTACACCCTTAATACCAGATTCACGAATAAAACTACTCACTGACCTATCAAATCTATTTTATTTGGCACAAGCAGGGATAGTTGGTGCTTTTATGGGGTTTTCGGTCTTAGATAGAACAGGAGTAAAAAAATGAGTTTATTAGGGTCACTTGTAGAACCAGTAACAGGGTTATTAGACAAATTCATAGAAGACAAAGACCAAAAGGCAAAACTTGCGCATGAGTTAGCTACAATGGCAGATAAACACGCTCAAGCACTAGCGTTAGCACAAATAAAGGTAAATCAAGAAGAAGCTAAAGGAAACTGGTTTCAATCTTCATGGAGACCTCTTATTGGTTGGATTTGTGGCTTATCTTTAGCTATAAACTATCTTATCTCGCCAATCTGTGCAGGATTTGGTATACTTATTCCACAAGCTGACATGGCAGTAATGATGCCTTTATTACTTGGTATGTTGGGAATAGCAGGAATGAGAAGCGTAGATAAAGCGTTCAAAACAGATACAAAGGGGAAATAAAATGGCTTTTACATTATCACAAAGAAGTCTAGGCAGACTAGATGGAGTAAATAACAAATTACACTCAGTGGTAACCACCGCCATCACACTGACGAATTGCGATTTTGGAGTCACCTGTGGACTAAGAACCGAAAAAGAGCAAGAGGAACTAGTGGCTAGAGGTGCTTCACAAACAATGAAAAGTAAGCATTTAACAGGGGATGCGGTTGACGTTGTTGCGTATATTGGTTCACGAATTTCTTGGGAACTAAATTTGTATGATGAAATAGCAGATGCGTTCAAGGAAGCATCAATAAAAGAAGGTGTTCCGATTAAATGGGGTGGTGCTTGGTCTGTACCAGACTTGCGTGATTGGGAAGGTACAGCCGAAGAAGCAAGGGAATCGTACATTGACCTAAGAAAAAGTCAGTCAAGGAAATATTTTTTAGATTGCCCTCATTTTGAACTTGTAAGTGATTGATTTTATTGAATAAATCGCAGGATATAAAGACATGAAAAAACTATATATGAAGCTTTATGATTTCTTCTCAAAGATTGCTAGTTATTTTCTTAAAAAATCATTGAACCAGAAAACGAAAGGGGGTTATGATGGCACTAACACCAAAGCAAAAAAAACTACCAAAAGGACTACAGGAAGCAATTCTAAAAAGTCAAAAAAAGGGTAAAAAGAAAAAGAAAGGAAAGAAGTAATGCCATATCATACAGGTAAAGGTTCTCACTCTATGGGAATGAAAAAGAAAAAGAAAAAAACCAAAAAGATGAAAAGAAAAAAGCGGTAAATGGTTTTAGTAAAATCTATCAAAAAGTTTACGACAAAGCTTAACAAGACGCAAAAGAAAGCTATGAACCGCCATGCTAGGCACCATTCATTGAAACATATGAAAGAAATGGCTAAAGACCTAGAGTCTGGCAAAACATTTGCTCAAGCACATACTAGAGCAATGCGGAAAGTCGGCAAATGATAGGTTTTACCACCACAGCTACGATTGCTGAATTGATAGACAAAAGACCCATAGGACGTAAACGAAAACGTAAAAGAAAGAACAAAATGCCCTTCAAAGGCAATTTAAAGGCTGTACAGCGTCTATTGCGTGTAAAAAGGGTAAAGTAACGCTGAAATACTTAAGACCGCACAGGGACGTTTATTTCAATAATTTCTTTTATTTGATCTAAACATTCAGTTACACCGCCCTTTACAATAAAATGAGGTGTACCCATAGCTTTTGATTGCACCGCCCAAAGCTTTTGAGCATCCGAAAGCCTACCTTTTTCATTCTTCAACTCAATATACAAAACCCTGCCTTCAGGATATTCTACAATGATATCTGGACAGCCAGACTTTAGACCCATCTTTTTCATCTTTAAATGATAGCCAATAGACTTTTGACCTTCATTCGGTACATGAAAATGCCGAAAATGATAGTATTTACACAAGTAATTTAGGTAGTCATTACAGGCTATTTGTATGTCTGATTCTTTGGTCATAGGGGGTAAGTTCTAAATTCTAATGAGATTGCACCCATTTAAGTTATAAAATTTACCCCCTATGTATACAAATGAATTGGAGTTCAGTTTGTATATTCCGCTAACTTAGGAGGAATATCATAAAAATACCAAAAAAAACACATAATCACAATATTTTTTCATTTTTGTTGTTGACAATAAAATAAACCTAGCTTATAATCTAGGTTATTAATACTAATAATAATAATAATTGGAGTTCAAAATGACAAATCGTTTTCAAATTAAATTCGGCATCAACTTTAGAGGTCATTGGGATAGTTATACTTTTAATGAAGTTTCTAATTTCATCGACAACGCATCTTCCTTAGAACCACTAGGTTTGAAGAAAAGTTATATTGCTTTTCTCAATCTCTTTCTTGATAAAAAGGTCAAGCCAAGCACTTTGGTTGATTATGATGTGCTTGAGGTCTTTCTTGGTGACATCGATAACAGAGCATCAATAGATTACCTTGAGGGTAATGTAGACCCAGAAGAATGGTATGAGGGTTATATGGGCGGTAAATACTTCTACCAAATATCCAAAAAGCTTGAAAAGCATTTAAAGGCAAACAAGCCAAAGCCAATAACTCAAGCAGAGCTTGTTGAAGCTTTTGACGGCTTTGGTCTAAGTAGTGAGGAGTAAGGAAATGAGAAAATCAATTAGAAATCGTTTGAACAATATCGAATTTATCAAAAACAAAGCTTACCTATCAGATGAGTGGTCAAAGAGAGAATTTTTCTTAGACAAAAGTGATAGAGGTTGGTGTATCATAGACAATTTAGATAGTGAAATAATATCACTTGATGAAGAAACTGAATATTCAAGCACTCTTGAGATACTCAACAACCGCCTAAACAAAATGAAAAGAAACAAGGTTGTGGACTTTGACCGAAGGGATAAATTTATGAAACTACCGCCACAAAAATACCCTTTCTCTGAGCAATGTGGGGGTTTATGATGCAAGAACAACCAACTCAAATAGGGAACAAAACGTTATATACAGCTAGGGTTCTTAATATGTCAGTCGCTAAATATTACGGCTTAGTTAAAGAATATTGTGAGATCGTTACCAAAGCTAGAGAAACCAACAAAGAGGATTTAGAGAAGAATGGGGTGCAAGCAGAACTGACGTTGTACTTCTCAGTAAAAAAACATTTAGACCAGTTGGTTTTACAAAAACTAATGAAAAATAAAATTCAAAAGTTTGGAGCAAGTAAAAGATGAAAAAGTTATTAGAAATTGTTTTTGATAGTGTATTTTTAATTATGCTTTTTGGACTTGGTTATTTCTTTTTAGTGGCTTTTACATAGACATAACCCAAAAACTAATATAGGTTTTAAAATGAATTGGAGTTCGCATGAAGAAAACAAAACTAATTTTCACTTTATTGTCAGTTGTTGTTATTGGTGGGTGTTCTACCATGCCAATAGTTGACTCTAGAGGAAAATCATCGGCAAATATTCAAGGAGATATGAACCGATTTCACGATGATTATTATACTTGCAAAAGCTTAGTACAAGACCAGACAAGTTACGTTTGGGATAAAAGCAAAGCGGTATATAATAATCTAAGGTGGCGAGTGTTGTGGCTTTCACCCAAAGCAAATACCAGAAAGGATTTTATTAATAGGTGTTTAGAGGGTCGTGGATACAACGTAATCAATAAATAATAAGGAATAAGTAAATGATAATAGATAAAATATTTGATAATACGAAAGATGGAGTTCCTAATTACTCTATCGACTTAATAGATGGCACTAGGCTTTATTACAGGGGAACAGTTATGAACCCCATGCCACAGAAGGGCGATGCGATAAATTATACAGTTATCAATACGAAAACGTCAGCTAATGGTAATCAGTACACGAATATAAAAGATGTTGAGATAGCATCCATGCCAGATAATGGACAGCCAGTGTATTCGCCTACACAAGCACCACAACCGCCACAACCAATGCCACAGGCTAATAATACCTATACACCTAAACCGCCTAATGGTGGCATGAATAAGAGCGATACACAGCGGTTAGATATATTCGTGACAGGGGTAGTTGGTCGTTCAATGGGGTCTGGTCACTTCTCAGTAAATGACATTGAGGAACTTACCAAAAATGCAGTAAGGGCATTTAATGAAAACCTCAAAGAACTATAAAAAGCTTTTTTCTGACTTTTGGGGGTATCACGAAAACGATATCCCCTTATGTTGGAACTGTCATAAAGAACAGGCGGTGGATATACACCACTTGATTCAAAAAGGAATAGGTGGAGTCAAAAACAACCGGCTCAACAGGATTGATAACCTTTATGCCCTATGTCGAAAGTGCCACACATTAGGACATTCTGACAAGGAACTTAACGAGCAATGGAAAAAAGATTTATTAGAACGCATTGAATGGAAAAAGGAAAATCCAGATGGTTGGTGAAAAATTATGTAAAGAGGTAGTAAGTATCGTTGAAACTCGCGGAAGAGATTATGGCGATATAAAAACAAATCACGAAGAAATAGCAAAAGGGTGGTCGGTAATATTAGGGATAGAGGTAAAACCCTATCATGTTGCCTTATGTAACGACTGGCAAAAGACAGTAAGGCTAAAGGCTAACCCAAAGCATCACGACAGTTACAAAGACAAAATCGGGTATATGATTACCTATTCGGAGTGCATTAAATGACAGATATTTATTCAATACAATTTGACCCCCATAAAATATCGCACCAACAGGAAGAATTAGGGATGTTATTTGCTGATTTAGATACAGCTTGTGAACTAATGAAAAAAGAGGAAAAGATGATAATAGCGGAACTAACACTTCAGTTTTCCAGACAAAAAATGTATAAGAATATGAAAGAGTTAGATGGTTTGATATTTAACCACGACAAGTTTAGGGATTTTACTAACAGATTTAGTGAAACCTTAAAAAAAAGGAACAGAGCCAAAATTAGGTTCG